CCGTCATTTGGCCATCGCGAGCACCGTTGCGCGCGGCAGACCAGCGGACGATTTGTGCCGGTTCGCGCGTTTCGCGGCCATGAAAATCGATGCCCAAAACCGCTATCTTTGTCTTTGGTTTCAAATCGAGGGTCATTGTCGGTGCTCCCTTGTTGATGCCTTCAATATGCACCAAGTTAGACCACTGGTCCATGTGACAGGTTGTCGCAGGCAATCGCAGCACTGAATCGATTCACCTGGGCAATCGGTGCACCCATTGTTTCACGTGAAACATTGTTGCGCCAAACGCCTCGCCGACGAAATATTGTTGCGCAAGTGCAGGCAGGGTGCTAGAGACAATATTCCCGGTCTGACGGACAGAATATGTGAGCTTATCGCTGTGGGTTGGGGATTGCATCAAGTATTGGATAGTAATCAAGACTTCCCAAGTCATGCCGTTTTCTATAGATGGCTGGATAAATACTCAGACGTAAGAGATAAATACGCGCGCGCGAGGCAACAACAGCAAGATTTCGAGGCTGATAACATCATTATTATTGCTGATACTGAGCCAATCCCTGATAAGGCTCGCGTTCGCATCGACGCTCGCAAGTGGAGAGCTTCCAAGCTGGCGCCCAAGAAATACGGAGATTCAGTCACTCAGACCGTGCAAAACCCTGACGGGTCCGCAGTGGTCAACGCCATCAGTGTGACTTTTGTTGACCCGCACCCTAAATCGTAACGTCGCAAGGGCATTTGCGCCGCTTCTGGCCCCAGCCCGCTATAAGGGCATTTACGGCGGTCGCGGCAGTGGCAAGAGCCATTTCTTTGCCGAGCAGATCATTCAGGACAGTCTCACCCAGCCGGGTCTGCGCACGGTCTGCATTCGTGAGGTGCAGAAGTCGCTCAAGGAATCGGCCAAGCGGCTCATTGAAGACAAAATCATCCGCTTTGGCCTGACTGAGGCGGACGGGTTCAAGGTGTTCCGTGAGGTTATCGAGACCCCAGGCGGCGGCATGATCAATTTCCAGGGTATGCAGGACCACACGGCGGAATCAGTGAAATCGCTCGAGGGCGTTGATCGCGCATGGGTGGAGGAAGCCCAGACGCTGTCCGGCCGATCTTTGATGCTGTTACGCCCCACCCTGCGCGCCGATGGCTCGCAAATGCTATTCGGGTGGAATCCCACCCGCAAGTCAGACCCGGTCGACCAGATGCTCCGGGGGCCGACGCTGCCAGCCGGGGCTATCGTGGTCAAGGCCAACTGGTCTGAAAACCCTTGGTTTCCCAAGGCACTCGAGCAAGAGCGCCAGGACTGCCTGGCACATCAGCCGGATCAATATGCCCATATCTGGGAGGGCGATTACGCATCAGTTCTAACCGGCGCCTATTTCGCCGCAGCTCTTACCAAGGCCAAGGCGGAGCGCCGCATAGGCCATGTGGCCCGTGATCCAATATTGCAGATACAGGCCTTCTGGGATATAGGGTTTAACGATGCAACAGCCATCTGGATTGCCCAATTCGTCGGCCGTGAAATCCGCGTCCTCGACTATTACGAGGCCCAAGGACAGCCCCTCGCAACGCACTTGGCATGGCTTCGATCTCGGGGATGGTCTGACGCTGTGTGTACCCTTCCCCATGACGGGGCTAACGCCAATGCAGTTACCGGAACACGATATGTTGATCATGTCCGTGCTGCCGGCTTCGATGCTGTGGCACTAGAGAACATGGGGCGCGGTGCCGACATGCGGCGGGTGGAAGCGGCCCGCCGGCTGTTCCCGTCAATCTGGTTCAACGCCGAGACAACGCAACCTGGAATTGACGCGCTGGGCTGGTATCACGAAAAACGCGACGAAACACGCAACCTGGGGTTAGGACCGGATCATGACTGGTCAAGCCATGCCGCTGATGCCTTTGGGCTGATGTGTGTTGCCTATGAGGAGCCACGGATCAAGGCAAGGCCGCGCGATCGCATGGTTGCCGGGGCCGGGGCATGGATGGGATGAGTGTTTTCGGTGGCAGGGCCTATTCGGATGGAACCCATATCGTTTACGAGATGAACGATGGCAAGAATCTGTGCTCTTACATCATGTATGGATCGATGATGCACCCAGAAGGCTTTGCGGCATGTGATGAGCTTCGGGGCTTGCATCAGTCACAAGGGTTGATGATTGGCCCGGAGCGCGCTGGGTTTCGGGCACGTTTGGTGAATGGGCCCACTGATGACGGGTCCAGCGGTATGTCTACCGATTGGGAAGTTGACTGGAAGTTGATGGAAGCGCGCAAGAAAAAGAGAGCAGTCAGATGGCCAATGATGAATTAGCAGACGCCAAGGCGGCCTTTGAGCGCTGTGCTGACGCGGAATCCGACAATCGCGCCGATGCCTTGGACGACCTGAAATTTGCCCGCCTGGGGGAGCAGTGGCCGGAGGACGTGGCAAAGCAACGCCGGCTGGACGGTCGGCCTGTGCTGACCATCAACCGCCTTCCCAGCTTCATCCGGCAGATCGTCAACGATTCCCGGCAGAACAAGCCGCAGATCAAGGTCAAGCCGGTCGACGCTGGCGCCGACAAGGCCACGGCTGAAATTCTCTCCGGCCTGGTGCGCAACATTGAAAACCAGTCCAAGGCTGATATTGCCTATGACACGGCGGTCGACTTTGCCGCGTCGTGCGGCGTCGGCTATTTCCGCATCAGCATTGAGTACGAATACGATGACAGCTTTGAAAAGGGCTTGCGCATCAAGCGAGTGGCCAATCCGTTCAACGTCTATGGCGATCCAACTTCGGATAGCGCCGACAGCTCAGACTGGAATATGGCCTTCATCACCGACTACATGACCAAGGAGGACTTTCGGTCCAAGTACAAGGGCGCCGAGGAGGTTGACTGGCAGGACTCGGGTTACAATGACCTGGACGGCGCCTGGTCTGAGGGCGACAACATCCTTGTGGCAGAGTACTGGCACCGCGAGAAGGTGCCACGCGAAATCCTGCTGATGAGCAATGGCCAGATTGTCGGCGCGGACGAATATAAGGCCGGGCAGGACTTGTTCAACCTGATGCAAGTCCAGCCGGTGCAGTCGCGGCCGTCCATGTCCTACAAGATCACCCAGCGCATCATGACGGGCGCCGAGCTGCTGGAAAAGAACGATTGGGCTGGCCGCTATATCCCCATCGTGCCAGTGTACGGGGAGGAAGTGAACGTTGAGGGCAAGCGCTATTTCCGGTCGCTGATCCGGGATGCCAAGGACGCTCAGCGCATGTTCAATTACTGGCGCACCACGGCCACGGAACTGGTGGCACTGGCGCCACGGGTGCCGTGGATTGGCGAGGAGGGCGCGTTTGACGCTGATCCCAATTGGCTGACGGCAAACAAGGACAGTCACGCTTACCTGATGTATGCCAAGGGCAAACAACCGCCCATGCGCCAGCCCTTGGACAGTGGCCCGGCGGCTGGTGCGCTGACTGAGGCATCACAGGCGGCGGATGACCTCAAGTCCATCATGGGCATGTTTGATGCCAGCCTGGGCGCCAAGTCCAATGAAACCAGCGGGGTTGCCATCAAGGCGCGGCAGCGTGAGGGCGACATTTCGACGTTTCACTTCACCGACAATCTGGCGCGGTCAATCCGCCACGGCGGGTGCATTCTTCTGGATCTGATCCCCAAGGTCTATTCGGGCGAGCGCATTGTCCGGGTGCTGGGCGTTGATGGCACAGAGGACAAGGCGCGGCTCAATGACCAGGCGCCACCTCAGCAGGAGCCGGACCCGCAGGCCCCACAGCAGCAGGGAGCACAGTCCGGGCCAATGGAAAACCCCATGAAAAAGGCCGAGGAGGCCTCACGCATCTACAATGTCGGGGCGGGCAAGTATGACGTTGTCGTCGATACCGGGCCATCGTTCACGACGCGGCGCGAGGAAGTCGCGGTGCAGATGACGGAGTTCATCAAGGCCTATCCCGACGCGGCGCCCATCATTGGCGACTTGCTGGTCAAGAATCTGGATTGGCCGCAATCGGAGGAAATCGCAGACCGCATCCGGTCCATGCTGCCGCCCCAGATGGCCGGCGGGCTGCCGCCACAGCTCGAGCAGATGATCCAGGAAGGCCAGGCCATGTTGCAGAAGTTGCAGCAGGAGAATGAAGCCCTCAAGGCGGATCGGTCGATTGACATGCAGAAGCTGCAAGTCGAGCAATACAAGGCCCAGACAGACCGGATGCAGGCTGAGGCTTCCATGGCCACCGCGACGGCGCCCAATCCCAACATGCGCATTCACAAGCATGTGGTCAGGGACAAGAACGGGGCCATCATTTACATTGTCGAGCAACCAGAGGCCATTGGCCAGAACCCGCAGCAGAGGCCGCCGCAGTGACGCTATCGGTTCGCCATAGGTTTGTCAGCCCGAAGTCAGACGTCAATGACACAACGCTGGTACGGCCCAGCAACTGGAACGATGACCATGTGATCAGCGGCGCCACCGATAGCGCCGATTTCATGTTTGTCGACATCATGGGTGACGGGTCTGTGGTCCCT